AAAAAATATCGTAAAAATAATAAAGTTGGCAGAAATGAACAGGTTTGAACAGAGATAACACTCTTGCACTTATGATATACTATAATTGCAAAAGAATAAACGCAAGCCATTCACGACCTTTGCCGTGAGTGGCTTTCTTTATACCCAAAAGGAGGTGTTAGAGTGCCAAGGAAACCAAAGCGACCTTGCTCTTTCCCCGGTTGCCCCAAGCTGACGGACGGAAGGTTCTGCGAGGAACACGCAAAAGAGGAAGCCAAACGCTACGAGAAGTACGACCGAGACCCGGCTGTACGCCGTAGATACGGCAGAGCTTGGAAAAGAATCCGAGATAGCTATGTCGAGGCACACCCACTCTGTGAGAAGTGTCTGGAAAGCGGACTGCTTGTGCCGACCGAAGAGGTGCATCACAAAGTTCCTCTTGCGGAAGGTGGAACGCATAACCGAGCAAATCTTATTTCTCTTTGTAAATCCTGTCACGCACGTATTCACGCAGAGCGTGGTGACCGATGGAAAGGAAATTAAAATATGACAGAAAAAGAATGTGTTATTTGCGGTAAGCCTTACACTCCGAAAAACAACACACAAGAATGCTGTTCAAGTATATGCGCAAACAAAAAGAGCCACGAAACCCTTAAACGATATAACCACTGCGTTATCTGCGGAAAGCCGTTCTGGAAACCGAATGCCCACCGCTTTAAATATTGCAGTGACGAATGTCGCAAGGTTGGATTTGAACAGCTACACCCCAAGAAGGAAAAGCCACCCAAGAAGGTATATCATCGAGAATGCGAATGGTGCGGTACTCCCTTCGAGACAACCATTCCTAATAAAAAATACTGTAGCGAGGATTGTAGCTATAACGGCAACCTAAAAATGAAGCGTGAGCAGTGGGCTGATGCATACATTCCCAACACACATATTTGCAGGGAGTGCGGTACGGAATTTACAACCGAATGTGGAAATAAGCACTCCGTTTTTTGTTGCCAAACCTGTGCAGACAGTTTCAAAAGGCATCAAGAGCATGACAGTGAGCAACACAAAAGGTATATGCTAGCCTCTAAAAGAAAACGAGAACATCTGCTTATTGACAACTTCGTTGAGGAAGTAACCTATTCAGAATTGTATCATCGTGATGGTGGCATTTGTCAAGTGTGTGGTTTGCCTGTTCATCCAGAAAAGCTGATAGATAATAGCTGGGACGGGACAATCGACCATATTGTGCCTCTGTCTCTTGGTGGTGAACACTCGATGAGAAACTGTCAGTTAGCTCATAGAATATGTAACTCTCTTAAGCGCCAACAGGCGGAAGCTTATAAAATTGATTGGGAGAAAAAGTCTCAAGAAAATAATTATTGGCGCATTAAATATGAAAATTATATTTCTTTGATGTGTTCTGACGTATCCTACGGGGGTAGAATCTCCGGGACCTAAATCAGGGCAACGGGCTGGGGCTGGCGTGCGCATTTTTTGCTATTCAAACGGGGTATTAACCCCAGAAGCCCTAAAAATTGCAATTTAGAAAGGATTTAATGCTATGAAAAAACTGAAACCATATGAAGGATGGCTCGATATTGTACAAAAAAATCACGTTGCTATACCGATACACTGCATAACCGAGGAACTTCCTGCGGATGACGAGTACGTATTCGTAGTAATGTTCACGCCCGGTGTTTTTGACCCTGATGCCCCATTGAGCAGTTGGCAGTGGGATGACCCATCTGTAACAATTACCGATGCAATTGAGGGCAAGGATATTAAACTTTTAGACTATGGCCTTGCTCTGTGGTGGATTTCTGCTGTGGAAGTATCTGAAGCCTTTGGTAAAGCATTTGAGCCAACGCACTTGTCGGAATTTGCTCAATATGTAGCAATGCAATATTTGGAGCAACTCGCAACCGATAAAGAAGCAAAAAAGGAGTAAGAAATATGGCTAAAGACGGTACAAACCGAGGTGGAGCGCGCCCCGGAACTGGACCAAAAAAGAAGGCGCTCGTAGATAAAATCAATGAAGGCAAGCTCGAAGGCGCTATGATTTTACCCGAACCTGCGGAGTTTGAGGGAGTGGATGTTCCCCCCGTCAAGGATTATCTCAAAGCAACGCAGAAAAACGGCAAGAATTTATGCGCCGAGGACGTTTTCATTACCACATATAAGTGGCTAAAGGCGCGTGGTTGTGAAAAGCTCGTCAATACGCAGCTCATAGAACAATATGCGATGTCTGTTTCCCGTTGGATTCAGTGCGAAGAGGCAATTTCCGAGTTCGGCTTCCTTGCCAAGCACCCGACCACGGGCAATGCAATCGCAAGCCCCTATGTTGCAATGAGCCGCGACTATATGAAACAAGTGAATGCCACTTGGTTTTCTATCTTCCAAATCGTCAAGGAGAACTGCTCCGTTGAATTCGATGGTGCGACTCCCCACGATGACGTGATGGAAAGATTACTTCGTTCAAGAAAAGGAGTTTAAAAATGAGATTATTTTCCACAGAGCAAATCAGTAAATATCACCCCGATAAATTTGCCGACCAGATTTCCGATGCTATCCTTACCGAGTGCTTGTCGCAGGACAGAAATAGTCACTGCGGCATCGAAACAATGGTAAAGGACAACACCGTGGTTCTTGGCGGTGAAATTACTACAAACGCAACTGTCGATTACGTTGAAATTGTCCGCAGAGTTGCCGCCAAGCTCGGCTACACCGTGGATTCGGTTATTAACCTTATCGGCAAACAGTCGAATGAAATCAATGAGGCGGTCACCTCCGACACAAAAATCGGTGCGGGAGACCAAGGCATTATGTTCGGCTATGCAACAAGCGAGACCGAGAGCAAGTTGCCTTTTGGCTTTGACCTCGCAAATAAAATTATTGCTGCCATTGAAAACGATATCGCCACTAACGCAAACAGCCACTTTAAGGGCGACGCAAAAACACAGGTGACGGTTGACCTCGATGCGGAGCCCACCTTGGATTCCGTCAAGAGTATCGTTGTTTCGGTATGCCATAAGGATATGTCCGCACTCGTTGATGTAAAGGCAGCGGTTACGGCTCTTATTCAAAAAATCTTCGGAGACCACGCGCTTCCCGAGCTTATCATCAATCCTTCGGGTTCTTGGACACTTGGCGGTCCCACGGCAGACTGTGGTCTTACGGGCAGAAAAATCGTGTGCGACCAGTACGGCGGATATTGTGCCGTAGGTGGTGGCGCATTCAGCGGCAAAGACCCCACAAAGGTTGACCGCAGTGCTTCTTATATGGCACGTCACCTTGCTTGCAAGATGCTTGACCTTCACGACCTTAAGTGGTGCGAGATTCAGCTTGGCTATGCCATCGGCATTGCAGAACCCGTTTCTATTGTCGTTAAGAACGATAAAGGACTCGACCTAGCTGATGAAATCCGTTCTACCTACGATTTAACACCTCTCGGCATTATCGAAAAGTTCAATCTCTACGACCGCAACTATGAAACCTTGGCGGAAGGTTGCCATTATCGGGAGGCAATCATATGAGCAAAACAACAACCGATATGCAGCTTGTCAGCATTGATAAGCTCATCCCTTATGTGAATAACGCAAGAACCCACTCCAAGGAGCAAATCAACAAGCTCCGTTCAAGCCTTCGTGAGTTCGGTTTTATCAATCCCGTTATTATTGGGCGCGACTATGGTATCATCGCAGGACACGGTCGTGTAATGGCGGCAAGAGAGGAAGGCATCAACGAAGTCCCGTGTGTTTTTGTTGACCATCTTACCGAGGCGCAAAAGAAAGCCTACATAATTGCGGATAACCGCATGGCACTTGATGCGGGGTGGGACGAAGAAATCTTGAGAGTGGAGATTGAGGCTTTGCAAGCCGAGGCTTTTGATATCTCCCTCACGGGTTTCGGAGAGGACGAAATCTCTGACCTTTTCGGCAGTGATAAAAACGATGTTGAGGATGATGACTACGACCTTACCGCAGCCCTTGAAAAAGCCGCCTTCGTGGAAAAAGGTGATGTGTGGGTAGTTGGCAGGCACAGACTTGTTTGCGGTGATGCTACAAACGAAGATGACGTTGCCACCCTTATGGACGGCAAACGAGCTAACCTTATTGTTACCGACCCTCCCTACGGAGTATCCTTCAAAAGCACAAGCGGACTGACTATCAAAAACGATAGTATGAAAGACGAGGAATTTTACAATTTCCTTTATAAGTCCTTCGCCAATATGGTGGCGCATACAGAAAACGGCGGTGCCGCTTACGTATTCCACGCAGACACCGAGGGGCTTACTTTCCGCAAAGCTTTTATTGACGCAGGTTTCCATCTCGCGGGTGTGTGTATTTGGGCGAAGAACAGTCTTGTTCTGGGGCGCTCGGACTATCAGTGGCAGCACGAACCCGTGCTTTACGGTTTCCTTCAAAATGGTAAACACAGATGGTACTCCGACCGCAAGCAGACCACGATTTGGAATTTTAACAAGCCCAAACGCAATGAAAATCACCCCACGAGCAAACCGCTTGATTTGCTTTCGTATCCGATCCGCAACTCCTCGCAGGAGAATGCCATTATTATTGACACCTTTGGTGGCTCGGGCTCCACTCTTATGGCATGCGAAGCAACCAACCGCATCTGCTATACGATGGAACTTGACGAAAAGTATGCGTCTGTTATTCTCCGCCGCTATGTAGAGGATACGGGAGATGCCGATGGCGTTTACGTTCTTCGTGGAGATAAGCGCATCCCTTACACAGAACTTGTAAAAGAAGTGGAGGTAAGACATGCAGAATCTTAAACTCGGTAGCTTGTTCGATGGCTCGGGTGGATTTCCTCTCGCGGGTATGCTTGCAGGCATCACGCCTGTTTGGGCATCCGAGGTGGAGCCTTTTGCCGTAAGAGTTACGACCAAGCGCCTACCTTTTATGAAACACTACGGAGATATTTCCGCTATGGACGGTGGCAAGATTGAACCCGTAGATATTATTACATTCGGCTCTCCTTGCCAAGATATGTCTGTGGCGGGAAAGCGAAGTGGACTTGACGGCGCAAGGTCGTCACTATTTTATGAAGCCGTCCGCATCATTAAAGAAATGAGGAGAGCAACAAATGGAAAATATCCAAGATACATCGTATGGGAAAATGTCCCCGGCGCCTTCTCTTCCAACGGAGGACAAGATTTCAAAGCCGTCCTTGAAGCGGTCATCGGTATCGTCGAAGAGAATGCCGAGGTGCCTGCGCCTACAGAAGGCGGATGGCCTTACGCAGACCTCTACTTGGGAGACGGATGGAGTGTGGCATACAGAACTCTCGATGCTCAATTTTGGGGAGTCCCCCAACGAAGACGCCGCATCTTTCTTGTCGCAGATTTTGGAGGCGGGAGTGCCCCAGACGTATTATTTAAGTCCGAGGGCTTGTCAAGGTATACTCCGCAGGGCTTCCGTTCGTGGCAAAGAGCTGCCAATGATACTGAAGGTTGCCCTAGAGCGACAGGCGTCGGCCTTGACGGCTACAACGCAGGACTGACGGGAGATAAAGCCGCCACCCTTGGAGTGAACTGTGGTATGTCCACAGGTCGCAATGGAGTGGTTCTAAATGACCAAGGCGGTAATCGTATGGATGTTACCGAAGAGGTAACGTGTACACTCCGTGCAGAAGCGCATCATCCGCCTTGCGTTGTGGAGTCCGCAGGATTTTGCACCGAACACTCTGCGAAAAGCCGTAGCATCGGTTATGAAGAAGAGTGTGCGCCTACGCTTCGTAGTGGTGTAGTTCCCGCAACCGTGGCGCTTGAAAACCATCCTAGCGATAGTCGTATCAAGATTGAGGAGGACGGAAAGGTTCAGACTCTTTCTTCTCGTATGGGAACGGGCGGTAATAATGTCCCTCTCGTAATGAAAATTCGTAGTGGCTGCGAGGGCGGTGGTAAGGGTGCGCTTATTCAGACGGATAAATCCGCAACCCTTGCTTGTAACAACGACCAGACGGTATTCGTTCCTTCCACTTGGGACGGAAAGCAAGTAGCGCCTACGCTCACAAAGCAGAACGCAGGTGGCAATCAGCGAATGCCCGATAAGGACAACTTCAACTGCGTACTTCAGCCCTTCGGCATCTGTTCCAAGGATAGCAACGCAATGAAGTCAAGCAATCCTCACAGCGGAGTTTATGAGGCGGAGACCTCTCGCACCCTTGACGGCAACGGAGGTAATCCCTCTTGCAATCAAGGTGGCATTGCCGTTGTCTGTATCGACCAAGGCGGTGGAAAATCCGCTTGCAATGTCACCGAGGAAAAAGCACCGACTCTTACTTGCACCCACGGCGGTGAGCCTGCGGTTTGTCTGCAAGGCTCTATGA